ATGGGACAACAAACTAAAAAAACAAGCAAAGGAGTGCATAAAACAGGCCTATGAAAACGATAATTTTAGGTCCACCAGGAACAGGAAAGACAACAACATTGTTAAATCTGGTAGACGAGTTTATACAAGATGGAATTAGACCCAAACAGATAGGTTATTTTTCATTTACTAGAAAAGCTGCAAACGAGGCAGCCACCAGAGCTGCAGAAAAATTTAATTTAGATATAGAAAATGATTTGACATTTTTCAGGACGTTACATTCTTATGCATTTAATCAATTAGGCATGACCA